TCTCTGCGGATATCCGCTTCAGTAGTCTCAGTTGCAGGGTTGGCTATGTCAGCATCCACTTCTTCGTGACTGCTATATTCTTGTCCTGTTTTTGTGTTTGTTACAGTTGTTTCTACTTTTGCGCTATAGACAGGCACTTGTTTACCGTCAATCGTGTCATAGCGTAGAAGAACTGGTTCATCTACAATCTTTGCCATAGTATAGTTTTATAGGATAACCTTAGAAAATCAATAGGATTGTTGTTGCTAAATTATTGAGTCCAAATCGGATGTATACCAAGTAGCTAACACGAACCTTTTTCCTTTTGTGACAGGATTAACTCCATGTAGGTATTTTTTTCCATCAAAAAAAACAGTTTTTCCTATTTTAGGCTTTATTATGACACCATTATCAAATACTGTTTCTCCACCTAAATATCCCTCATTTAAATATGTAATGGATGTTAAATTAGTTGACTCTCTAGCCTCATCAAAATGCATATTTTGTTTAGAATTTTCTTTCCAAATAGTAATTTCAATCCTTTCTGGAAAGGCAGTTACACCTCTTTTACCTAAAAAATTAGTTGTATAAGAAACTATTTTTTTTGTAAAAGGTAAATCATATTCTTGAAGTAAAAGGATATTAATGTCTCGAAAAGGAGCTGCTTCTTCTTCTTTTGTTATTGATAGTTTTGTAAGATATTGACAAACTTCTTTATTTAAAAAATCCTCTTCAATTAGAATCATTTATTGTTGTTGTTTTATCTCTAAAACAGATACTTCGATCATTGCTCTAGAAGCAGCATTAGCCTGAACTTTTAAGGAGTCACCCTCAGCATATACCATACTAGTAGATATTGTATTTGTATCACTTGCAGAGACATCAACTTGAAATACTTGAAAGTCTGCACTACCATTATTATGGTCTACATTTACAGTAACTGCATTGGAACCATCATAATTATGAGTATTAATTGTTTTAACAATAAAAGTAGAAACAGGGACTGGAGGAGTTGCGGCTACATTGGCCGTTGGCACTGTAAATACAGTCGTTAAATCTGTGGTTGTAACATTTGCTATAAATCTTTTAAAAACGTCAGCCATTTAAAAACCACGTTCTTCTTGTGGCCTCTTCTTGTGTGTCTTGTGTATATTGAGTATTTAACTGTTGAATTAATTCTTCTAATTGTCTAATAAGTTCAGCAGACTGTTGGGCATCATACTCAGGTCTTGGATCAGGAAATCTTTGTAGTATTAATTTTGCCATGTTTTTATATTAAACTATATTCTATTCAGGAAAAGTAATATCTGAGTTAAAAGCAATTATTGTTTTTCTATCTCCCTGTTGTATCGTAGGTGATTTATGAGGCAAGAAAGCAGGAAAACTTAATATGTCCCCCTCTTTACAACTAACTTCAAAATTTTTAAATTGAGTTGAGGTTCCTTCTGAACATTCTAAAAAATATACGTTAGAAAAATTACATCCTGCATGTGTGTGCCAACCGTGTGTGCCATTCTCAATATATTGTTGGAACCAAAAATTTTTAATTTCAACATTAGGAGCACCTAACTGTGATGCCATATTTTCTAAATGTTTTTTTACAGCTTCGAAAAAAATAAATCTATATTCTCTATGCATATCAACAGGTAAATTCCAATCAGTGTGATAAATTTTGATTTGTTTATGATGCATTGGATTATTAGGAATTAAATTAATTTGGTCTAAAAGAGTTTTTTTTATTTCAATGTGATTTTCAATCTTGCTCTTGAAAATAAAATTATCCATTATCTTCTACCATCAGGTTGTATATCAAAACGTTGTGTACCTAGTCTCCAAGCAGTGCCTGTTGTATTAGAAACAACATTAACTGTGAATTCTCTACCCCTACCACGCAGACTTACAAAGTCAGTATTGTCCTCGAAAGCCACTGTTTTTATTACACTTACACTATTATTAGGATAATTTTTAAATTCTAATTTAGCATTAAGTGTTCCCTCTTGATCTTCAATATCAGGAATTAATTTTGATACAAAAGCAAAATCGTTACCTTCTCCTATTTGTACAACACCTGATTTAACAAACGCTGTTATGGCTGCACCATCACCATTGTTCCCTGTTTCATGTAAAAAGACAGATGAAGCACCATTGCTAAGACCACTAATAACTTCATTGTTGGCTATTGCTGTAGTGCTGTATTCCGTTGCTACAGGATTGTCATAAACCTCTCTATCAATCCATGATGTTCTTGATAAAGTTCCAGTCCACCATGTTTGTTCTAAATAATTATAAGCGACTATAGCATTGATTTGATCAGATCCTGTTCTAGGATAAAACCACATAATCTCATTAAACTCTCCATTATGTCCTGCAAAAGCATTCTCAGAACCTGTTACATTAATGTTATTAAAAATAAATTGCTCTACAGTGCATGGCAACTTTTTTACGGAACCATCAAATAAAAAGAAAGAGTCTTGTGACATCCAATAACTGATACCATTAATATCTACACCTGCATGACTACCTATGATACCACAGTTTTGACCTAATTGTCTTAATCCAAATGTAAATGGTGGACCAATAAATTGTAAAGAATGTAGAGAAGTGTCTGTCCATACTAATATTTGACCTCTTGATCTTTCTGCAGCCACGATCCGTGATCCGTCAGCAATACGTAAAGATCCTGCAGTGTTTTCTGCTGTTGGCTGATAAGTGTTTCTATCCTCTTGATTTGAAAATCTTAATAATAAATCATCTTGCGAACCGGTTGTGCCTATCGTATTTTCTGTGCCAAAAAACAATAAATGCCTGTCAGGAGTAGAAACCAAACTTAATCTAGATGCAGTTGGAGCACCAGTAATAGCTGTGGCTCTTGTAGATACACCAGAAGTAGGACTCCATTCAAAGGCTCCTCCGTTTAATACTGTTGCAATTAATAATTGACCAAAGTTATCTAACGACCATTGTCTAGCTTCTAAGGTTACATTAGATGTTGCAGAGGGTGTGCCCCAGGTGCTTGAACCCCATGTATCTGTACCCCAACCAAAAGCTGAAGTAGATATCTCTGGACCTATTGATATTTGATATTTAGCATTACCAGAACCACCACCACTGGATGTAGAGCCTGATGCAGCAGAGGTAGTTGTGACGATATAAG